TGCACGAAGCGTTGGTATCACCACAGGCACCTGCTTGAACGCGACTGTCACTACAACTCTCTTTTACAGCGAACTTGGCGCAAGCACGGTGAAGCGCAGTTTCTTATGCTGGAGCAAGTTGAACATAGTGAGTTGTTAAGTCGTGAACAGGTATACCTCGACGCAGCCCCGGAGGGTACACTTTTGAACCTCTCGAAGATTGCTGGGTATCCGGAGGGGACGGCGGAAGTGCTTAAGGGTCGTTCCGAAAGAGCTAAGATGCAGCATGCTGTTGGTAATCTCGGTGCCCATATCTTGACTGAGAAAGGTAAGAAGCGGCGCGGTGCTGCTGTCTCGCGAGCCCTCAAGGGGCGCAAACAGAAACCCGAAGCCGTCGCCAAGATGCGAAAGGCGTGCAAGGAGCGGTGGACGCCGGAGCTGCGCTAGGAACAACGACAACGGGCGAACGCTCAATATGAGGCGCGTCGCCGCAGAATATTCGGAACAGAAGAAAGGGCAAATTAATGCATACGATCGTCAACATCCGGGGCACGAGCGGCTCGGGCAAGTCCACCGTGGCGCGCAGGATCATGCTTTTCCTCGAGGAGAAGCATGACAATGTGCAGGAGCGCGGCACGATCGGTGGCAAGGAGCGCATCCTGGGTCACCAGGTCGGGCCGGTGTTCTTCGTCGGCAAGTACGCGACGGACTGCGGCGGCACCGACAGCATGAGCTGGAAGGGTGCGGCAGACGACATCTGCGACCTCGTGCACCACAAGGCGATGCACGGGCCGGTCGTGTTCGAGGGCCTGATGGCCTCGAGCTGGGGCACCGGGCGGCTCCTCGAGCTCTGGGAGCGGTGCGAGAAGAAGCTGCACGTCATCATGCTGACGACGCCGCTGGAGGTCTGCCTCGAGAGCGTAAACAAGCGTCGCCGCGAGAAGGCTCTCAGCCTCGGCAAGCCAGATCCCGGTCCCGTCAACCCGGAGAACACGACCAGCAAGTACCACGGCTCGCTCAAGGGCGCGCAGAACCTGCAGGCGCGCGGCATGACCACGATCGAGTATCTCGACCGCGAGGCCGCGCTTGCTCGTGCACTGGAGCTGCTGAAGTGAGGCCGACCACCCAGCGCTATCTGACGGAGGAACAGGCGAGCAAGATCGACTGCCCGCTGTTCCGGTATGTTGTCAACGAGACTGACGTCGTGCAGGACGGGCGCGCGCCGATCTATGTGCACGAGAGCTGCCGAGGCTCGCGCTGCATCATGTGGCGCTGGGGCTATACCGGCAACGACCGCTACAGCGGGGCGGGCTACTGCGGCATGGCGGGAGACTGACAGAATGACCAAGGGCTGGACTTTTGGGGCCGAACTCGAGCTCAGCGACTGGCCGCGTCACGAGCCGCTGCCCGTCAGGGGCATGGGCATCGACGTGCGCGACGTCACGATGGTCAACAGCGACGGCGTCGCGGTGGACCCGACCGGCAAGCTGTACGCCCTCGGCGGGGAGATACAGACCGCGCCGACGTCGACGCCAGAGGGGCAGGCTGCCCAGCTCATGGACATCATGCGGAAGTGGCCACAGACGAAGGTCAACTACCGCTCCAACCTGCACGTCCACGTGCGCGTGCCGGGGCTGCGTGAGAACCTGCCGCTGCTCAAGAAGCTGCAGTCCTACGCGCACAGGTGGCTGCCCGAGATACTGCCGCTCATCGAGCCGATACCCGAGCCAGTCTCTCCATCATCGTGGCCAGACAAGGCAGAGTACGCGGGCGCGCGCAAGCGCTGGGCGCGGCGGAGGGTTAGTCACCAGAAGCTGCTGAGCGCCGAGCGCCTCAAGCTGCAGCTCACGGCCCGCTCACCCGAGGAGTTCCTTGACCTTGAGTACATGGACCACCAGACCGGCAGGCTGCACCCGGCCATACACCCCCGGCTCTGCTTCAATCTCCGCCAGCTCTGGGAGACGGACACGATTGAGTTCCGGCACTTCCCAGGCACGATCAACCCGGAGGAGCTGCGCGCGGCAGTGACCTGGTGCAGCGAGTTCCTCGTGATGGCGATGAGCGACACCAATCCGATGGACTATGCAGCCTACGTCGGGGACGCAAGAGTGCTGCCGCGCTTCGAGGACTACGACCACTGGCTGGAGACCGGGTACCAGATGACGAGCCGCGCGACCCAGCGAGCGGCCGACATTCCGGGCAACATAGAGCGATGGCTCAGGGAGAACAAGCGATGACGACGCACCACGTGAAGTCCTGGTCGCACTTCTTCGACGCGATCAAGCGCGGCGACAAGCGACACGACCTGCGGCTCAACGACCGCGACTACCAGGTCGGTGACCTGCTGGTCCTGGAGCGCTACGATCCGTTCGCGGGCTGCTACACTGGTGAGGAGTACCTCGTGGAGATCAGCTTCATCACCTCCAGTCAGTATCCCTGCGCCTTCAGCAGCTCGGTGCTGCCGAAGGACTACGTAATCCTCAGCCTCAAGGAGAAGGTCACTTGAGGAAGGAACATGCCACTTGTGTATATGGTATCCGTAACAAGGTTACGGACAAGTGGTATGTTGGTTCAACTACCCGTCGATACTACCGCTGGCAGGACCACCTGCGAATGCTCAAGCAGAACAGGCACCATGCGCCAAAACTGCAGATGTCGTTCAACAAGCATGGAGAGCATGCGTTCGAGTTTATTGTCCTCCGGTCATGCAAAGGAACCAAGAACCTATCGAAGTGGGAACAATATTGGCTCAACAAGAAGAATTCTTATTGGAACGGTTACAATACTCTGGAAGAAGTTCGCTGGACGGACCCCGTCGTACAAGCTGCACGGGTAGCAAAGAAGTGGTCAAACCCAGAACAAAGAACCAAACAAGCAGAGATGTCCAGGAAGATGTGGTTGAAACCAGGGTTCAAGGAACACCATGCGAGGCAAACAAGCAAGGCCCAAAAGAAACGATGGGATGACTTCCGGAACACGAATTATACGCCAGAACAGTGGGCAGCTTACAACAAGAGGTACAACAGAAATGAAGGTCCTGGTTCTATGTCACGGGGCGATTAATCGAAGTCCCTTCGTCGCAGGGCTGCTCCGCCAGCTGCGCCCGGACTGGGAGGTCAGGGTCGCGGGCCTCAAGACCACGCCGGGGCGCAGGGCGTCTCGCAAGGCGCGGGAGGCGGCGGCGGAGCGCGGCTTCAGCCTGGACGCCCACCGCAGCGTCGTGGCGACGCGTGACCTGGTCGAGCAGTCACAGATCACGCTGTACATGGACGGCGGCAACGAGAAGCGCCTGCGGGAGCTCGTCGGCGAGAAGCTGTTCAGCAGCCGCTGCAGGCTGCTGGCAACCTACGGTAGCCTTCGTCGCGTGCCTGACCCAAACTATACCTCTGACCCGGTCAAGCTGCGCGAGATGTTTGCTGCGGCCGAGCTGTGCACCAAGAAGTTCCTGGAGACCTACCCTTGAAGACTGTTCTGCTCGGCATGAACAACCCGCTCTCCGCTCAGGCTCGCTACGCGCTCTACCCGCATCCGCCGAACTGCGCGGGCTGGCGGCTTTGGAGGATGCTGGAGGAGCGCTGCGGCGCGAGCCAGCACGCCTACATCGAGGGCTTCGACCGGCGCAACCTGCTCCGCAGCCTGGAGTGGAAGCCGCGCGAGGCCCGCGCCGCCGCCGAGAAGCTGGTGCCGCAGCTCGAGGGTCGCACCGTCATCGTCCTGGGTGCTGCCGTGCGCGACGCTCTGAGGCTCCCCCCGGTTCTCGTCAAGCCACTCGTCGACCGGGGGGTGACGTTTCGGCAGCTGCCGCACCCCAGCGGGCGGTGCCGCTGGTACAACGATCCGAAGCACCGCAAGCTGGCCGGGCTGCTCCTCGAGGAGGAGTACGAGCGGGGTCGCAGGTCATGATGATCGAGGTCGACGACGACTGGCTGCGGCGCGTGCTGAACGTGCACAGCAGGAAGAAGGATCTTGGCGAGGCGCTGCAGGAGTACCTGTACGGCGATCCGCGTTTCGACGTCAACCGTGAGCAGCAGCTTGGCGTGCTGATCGTGCGCCACATCGTAGAGACAATCAGAAGCAGGGGAGGTCAGTCATGAGAGTGGTGCGGGTCAGGAACGTGGCGCAGGCGTGGTGCGACCTGCCGGAGGTGCTGCGCTACGACGCCGAGCTGCAGGACAGCCGCGCTGGGCGCGTGCTGGTGTGCCCCGAGCCGGTGGCCACCGTCTATACCAACCCGTGCGAGCGGGTGCTGCTCGCCCCGCGCCGCGACGCCAACCCGTTCTTCCACCTCATCGAGGCGCTGTGGATGCTGGCGGGGCGCGCGGACGCCGCGACCCTCAACCACTACGTCCGTGACTTCGGCGAGCGGTTTGCAGAGCCCCACGGCGAGATACACGGAGCCTACGGCTACCGCTGGCGGTCCGCGATGGGCGTGGACCAGCTCGAGGTCATCGTGCACAAGCTGCGCACCAATCCGCTCGACCGCCAGGCCGTGCTCCAGATGTGGCAGGCGGAGGAGGATACCTGCAACGACCTCGAGGGCACGTGGCGCGACCGCCCGTGCAACACGCATGCGTACTTTCGAGTACGTGGTGGTCGTGGCATGCTGGACAGGGGAAACGGTAATGTAACTGACTACGATCACCGCGTACTTGACATGACCGTCTGCTGCCGCAGCAACGACATGGTCTTCGGTGGCTATGGGGCCAACGCGGTGCACTTCAGCGTTCTGCTGGAGTACCTCGCGGCGCGGATCGGCGTCGGCGTCGGCACCTACACGCAGGTCAGCAACAACTTCCACGTTTACGCGGACATCTGGAGACGTGTGAAGCCGGACGGCTCGATCGCGGAGTATGCGGCCTCCTCGCCCTATCGCCTGTTCGAGAACCTCAACACGGCCTCGACTGACCACCCGATCGTCGAGCCCATGCCGATGTTCACCGCGCCAGGAACCATCGATGAGGATCTGCGGCGGTTCTTCGAGTGGCACGAGGAGCTCTGGGCCTGTCCACCGGGCGAGGCGCTCACTAATCCTGGCCAGCAGTTCGAGAACCCGTGGTTCGCGCACACGGCGACGCGCGTCGTGCTGGCCTACTGGGGCTGGCGGCGGAAGATGCCGGCCAACGAGGTCAAGCTGATCACCGCACTCATCGAGGCTCCGGACTGGCAGCGCGCCTGTGCGGAGTGGCTGGAGCGGAGGAGGGGAGCCCACTCATGAGCCGCATGCACCCTCTTACCCTGGACCCACGCAGCGCTGGCCGCGTAACACGGTTCCACACCTGGGAGCGCATCCGCGAGCAGTCCGTCGCGGAGCACACCTGGAACGTGCTCCGCATCCTGCTCGCGATCTGGCCCGACTGCCCCCGCGAGGTGCTCGTCGAGGTCATGTTCCACGACGTCGGAGAGCGGGTCTCCGGGGACGCGCCCTACCCGACCAAGGCCGAGAACCCGGCACTCAAGAGGGAGATGGACCGGCTGGAGGACGCGGGGCGTCTGGCGATGACCCGGTGGGGCGTCGTGGCGCACATGCCGCTCACCGAGGAGGCGCATGCCATCTTCAAGATGTCCGAGTTCATCGAGATGTGGGAGTACGCCCTCGACGAGGTCGCACTGGGAAACGCTAACTGCGTCCTCATCCGGGACCGCTGCCACGCCAAGGCGGCGGAGATGTGCAACGCCCGCCCGAGCGACGACATCCGCAGCCGCACCGTATCATACATGCAGAGAAGGATCGAGCATGACCGCAAGCACCGACGTATCCACCACCCCGAAGATTGAGCAGGTCGGCGGCGACCACTACGCGAGCACCGGGCTGCAGCACTGGGACCTGTGCTCCAAGCACGACCTCCCCTACCTGCTCGGCTGCGCGACCAAGTATGTTGCTCGCCATCGCCGGAAGAATGGGCGCGAGGACCTCGAGAAGGCGGCCAGCTATCTTGAGCGCTACACTCATGCACGAAGGGTGGGGGAGGCAAGATTTGATACCTCTCGACTGGTTCCCTCTGACGAGTTCGTCAATTGGGCCGCCGACGCTCGACTCAACGCGCGCGACCTGCCGGTGCTGCACGTGATCATGTGCACGGGCCAACATCACGTCGCGACAGAGATGCTGCGCCAGATGACAGAGCTGGAGTATCCGGTAAACCCGGTCTACGACGACGAGGTTTTGCGTCCACAGGACGAGAAGTACACACCACCAACCCCCAGAGCTGCGGCAGAGGCGAGGGTAAGACTTACCAACCTGGGCAGGATTGGCACGCCGGAGGACGGCGGGCACCACGCCGTCGTGCTCCCCCGCTCCGTCTCTCAGTTTGAGTACGACCACCGGATCGATCCGGAGATGCGAGTGCACTACGCTCACAACCCATCCAGCTGCCGCTGGGAGCTCCAGGAGGGGCCCGGCGTCGTCGCTGATGACGTGGGTGCCGACGGGTGAGCCAGCTCCCCCTGTTCCTGCCGGAGAGCGGCTGGAGCCCGCCGACCGAGCTGCCGGACCTGCGCAAGGTGGGCGTGGTGGCCCTCGACCGCGAGACGAAGGACGACGGCCTGGCCGCCGGGCGCGGCCCCGGCTGGGCTGTCCGCGCGGGGTACACGGCAGGCATAGGCGTCGCCTGGAGGGCCGGAGGCGAGCTCCGGAGCCTCTACCTACCGCTCCGCCACCCGGAGACGGCCTGCCTGGACCCCGAGCAGGTCGCCCGCTGGGAGGAAGACCACTACCGGGCCGGTGTTCGCTTCGTCTTTCACAACGCACCCTACGACCTCGGCTGGGCGCGGGCGGAGCACGGCATCCGTCCGCCGGACTGTCTCGACGACACGACGGCCATGGCGGTCATGATCGACGAGAACAAGCTGAGCTACAAGCTGGACCGGCTCTGCCGTGAGTACGGCCTGGAGGGCAAGGACGAGACCCTGCTGCGCGAGGCGGCGGCAGCCTACGGCTACCACGGCTCGAAGGTCAAGGAGAACCTCTGGCGGCTTCCCGCCCGGTTCGTCGGCCCCTACGGCGCGGGCGACGCTGAGCAGACGCTGCTCCTGTCTGAGATCCTCCGACCCATGCTCGCAGAGCAGGGGCTGGAGGATGCATACCAGCTCGAGATGGATCTCATCCCGATGATCCAGGAGATGCGGCTGCGCGGCATACGGGTCGACACGCTGGCCGCCGAGGAGGCGCTCGACGCTCTGAAGAGGGAGCGCGACGTGGTCTTGTCTGAACTCTCTGCCAAACTTGGCAGGAGAGTTCAGATGGAGGACATACGCAAGGTCAAGAACCTCGAGGCCTGGCACGACGCCGCGAAGATCAGCTACCCGCGCACGCCGAAGACGCACGTCGGCAGCTTCACCGCAGGCTGGATGCGCAAGCACGAGCACTGGCTCCCCCGGCTCGTGGCGCGCGCGGACCAGCTCGAGGAGGCCGGAGAGAAGTTCGTCCGGGGGTTCATCCTGGACTATGCGCACCGGGGGCGGCTCCACGCGAGCATCAACCAGTTCAAGTCCGACGAGGGCGGCACCAAGACCCACCGCTTCAGCTACTCCGACCCGGCGCTGCAGCAGATGCCCGGCGACAAGCAGCCGGAGCTCAAGGCGATCATACGCGGCCTGTTCCTGCCGGAGGAGGGCGAGGTGTGGGGTGCGCTGGACTACTCCCAGCAGGAGTACCGGCTCATCGTCCACTTCGCGTGCCGCCTCGGGCTGCGCGGCGCGGCGGAGGCGAAGGAGATGTATGCCTCGGACGCGAACACGGACTTCCACCAGATGGTTGCCGACATGACCAACCTGCCTCGACGCACGGCGAAGGACGTGAACTTCGCGAAGGTCTACGGCGCGGGCATCCCAAAGTTCGCGGGCATGACCGGCATGGACCTCGACGTGGCGCAGGAGACGATGGACCAGTACGACAAGCTGCTGCCGTTCCCCAAGCTGCTCGACGCCGAGTGCAAGAACCTTGCCGGCCAGCGCGGCTGGATCCGCATGCTGGACGGGGCACGAATGCACTTCGACCGCTGGGAGCCAGCGTGGCGGGACGGGGCCACCGGCTACCCGCGTGCACTGGACGAGGCCCGGAAGGTGTGGCCCGGCACCCGGCTCAAGCGCGCGTTCACCCACAAGGCGATGAACGCCCTGATCCAGGGCTCCGCCGCCCGGCAGACCAAGCTGGCGATGCGCGCGTGGTGGCGCGAGAAGATCCTGCCGCTGCTCCAGATGCACGACGAGCTGAGTGCCTCCTTCAGCGACGAGAGGACGGCGCTCAGGGCGCAGGAGATCATGCGCGACGTGGTCCGGCTGGAGGTGCCCATGGCCGTAGACGCCGAGTTCGGCCCGACCTGGGGCGCGGCCAGCAAGAAGAAGGACGCGCGGGGCGAGACGACCTACGCCGCGACCTGGGCCGAGGCGATGGAACTCGTGTAAGAACAAAGGGTTGCAGGAAAGTTCTCGGAGGCGCAAGAAAGTTCTTGCCGCCGCCCCAGAACCGTCGTATGCTCTTCTTACGGTCGGGACGCCCCGGCCCTCTGTCAGGAGAGAAAAGATGATGAAGTTCAATGTGCTGAAGCGTTTCTCAAGTGAAGTTGCTTTCACGGCTGAAATTGAATGCGCCGAAGATGCACCGACCTCGATCAAGATGGGTTTGGCGGCTCGATGGGCAATTAAAAGCCGTGCGGACCTCAGCCGTGCGGACCTCGGCGGTGCGAACCTCAGCGGTGCGTACCTCAGCGGTGCGAACCTCAGCGGTGCGGACCTCGGCGGTGCGAACCTCAGCGGTGCGTACCTCAGCGGTGCGTACCTCGGCGGTGCGAACCTCAGCGGTGCGAACCTCAGCGGTGCGTACCTCAGCGGTGCGGACCTCAGCGGTGCGGACCTCGGCGGTGCGAACCTCAGCGGTGCGTACCTCAGCGGTGCGTACCTCGGCGGTGCGGACCTCGGCGGTGCGAACCTCAGCGGTGCGAACCTCAGCGGTGCGTACCTCGGCGGTGCGGACCTCAGCGGTCAGTGGATCGTACAGGGTGCAACGCGCTCCGATGGTTACGCCTTCTTCCTGCAAATGCTGACTGGCGACAAGGAGCCGATGGTGAAGGCCGGTTGTCGCCTGCTTACCGTGCCGCAAGCTCAGAAGCACTGGGCCGACACTCGCGGCGGCACTGCGCTGGGTGATGAAACCGAAGTGATTATCCGCAGCATGGTTGTGCTGGCGAAGATCAGAGGACTGGTCTCATGACCATCAAGCACCCCACCCGCGAGGGCTGGCTCGTCGCCGCGACGGCCCTGCTGCAGACCGAGTTCTTCAAGGGCGAGTATGCCCTGCCGAAGAAGGTCGCCTGCTCCTGCGGCTTCCCGCGCGGCACCAACAAGGCGATCGGCCAGTGCTGGTCGCCTGAGGTAAGCAGCGACGGCACCACCAACCTCTTCATCTGCCCGACGCAGGCGGAGCCGGTCCGGGTGCTCGACATCCTGCTGCACGAGCTCGGCCACGCTGCGCTGGGCGTCGACGCGAAGCACGGACCCAAGTTCCGCAAGTGGGCGCTCAGCGTCGGCCTGGCCGGCAAGATGACCGCGACCTACGCCGAGGAGGGCTCGGACCTGCACAAGGTGCTCACCCGAATGGCCAAGGAGCTCGGGCCGTACCCTCATGCTGCGATGAGCAAGAAGGCGGCCAAGGCCAAGAAGTCCACCAACGGGTGGGTCCGGGTCAAGAGCATCACCGACGAGGAGTACAAGGTGATGGTCAGCCCCAAGATGGCCGAGGAACACGGCATGCCCCGCGACCCGTGGGGCGAGGAGATGGTTCCGCTGGACTACGAGGGCGACGACTAAGCCAAATTGGGGCTTGCCCCGGTGCCCCGGTAGGGGCAGACTAGCCCACGGCCCGGGCGGAACCTTTGACCCCCGGTCCGCGCTTGGAACGTAACCTCTGTCAGGAGAGCAGTCCAATGAACCACCTACCACACGATGCCGAGTGCCGCACGCAGTGTATTCCGGTGCCAGGTGAGCCGGGGGGCAACCCGCCCCACGACGCCTGGAGGATCGAGGCGATCAGCCGCGAGATCCTGGAGCGCCGTCAGGTCGCCATAATGGAGGCGGACGGGGTCGCGGTCAGTGAGTTCAGAACGCCGGTCCGAGACGACTGGACCGGCCTCTGGGTCACCTACGGCTACACGATGGACCGGCACCCGCAAGAATAGTTCGCGGGGCGGTAAGAAATCACTTGCCTTCTTCTCGGGGTCGCGCCAGAGTGATCCCGCTACCCCGAGAACTCTGTCAGGAGAGACAAAACAAGATGAGCGACCCAGCAAAGATCAGCCTCGACCTCGACTTCGGTGCCATGACCGGCTCGCAGCTCGTGACCACATTCAACAACCTCGCCGCCATGGCCGCCCTCTACGGGCTGCCTGCGAAGCCTGTCAAGCGCTTCGCCGACAGTGAGACCGGGCGGCAGCGCTGCGAGCGCCTCCGCCTCGAGATCCGGGACGCCTCCGCCAAGGATGGCGCGGACATCGTCCCCGAGCAGCTTCGCCAGGACACCCTGGCGATCCAGCAGGCCGCCATGGAGGAGGCCCGCCCCCACCAGCCAGAAGAGGAGAGCGAGATGGCTGCAGCAAAGAAGGCGGCGCGCAAGTCGGCCGCACCGAAGACCAAGACCCCGAAGGCCGAGGGGGCCGTGCGCGGCTTCCCGGAGGACGCCGTGATCAAGATCCTGGCCAAGGAGAACCCGCGCCGGGGCGCAGCGGCGGCTCGCTTCGAGCTGTACAAGGACGGCATGACCGTCAAGCAGTACACCGCGAAGATCGGCTCCCGCGCCGAGGCCCTGGTGCACCTGCGCTGGGACGCCAACAAGGGTCACATCTCCGTCAAGTAAGGGCGGAGAACGCCGGGGCCTCGCGCCCCGGCTCCCTCACCCTGAGCCATGCAAACTCTGTCAGGAGAGCGCGAGATGGTTGACTACGTCCAGACGTTCGTCGTCGAGGGCCGCAGGTACGGCATCGAGGACCAGGAGGCTCCGGGCAAGCACTTCTTCCCGGACAAGTACAAGGCCGGTGAGCGCAAGCGCTTCAGCTGCTGGGCAGGGGGCGGCGGCTTCGGCCAGCACGACACCCTCGAGGCAGCCCGGCTCGCCATGGCCAACTACATCCGCCGTGAGCACCGCGAGAAGGTTGAGGCGGCGCGCGACCAGGTAACGCGAAGTCTTGCGATCCTGGACCGGCTGACCATGCACGGATTGGATGGTCTTGAGGAGGAGAAGTCATGACCTTCCGTGAGTTCCTCGACAGCGACGCTGGCGGCTTCATTGCCGGCCTCGCGATCGTGTTCTTCCTCTTCGCGGTCATCGTCGGTCTCATCGTGGTGATGCCATGAGCCGCTCCGAGGCCATACCAGAGGACCCCGGCGTGCAGGTCTGTGACGCCGTCACGTTCTTCCTTCTTCGTCCTGGGCGGAGAAGAAAGATCAGGATCGCCGGCACCGTCGTCTGGGTCGACCGGCGACGGGGCACCGTCGAGGTCGTCGACCGCGAGGGTCATGAGCATACGATGCGCATCGCAGAGGTGAGGAGGCAGGCATGGAAGTCTTCGTGATCTACACGCAGTTCTACGACGACACACAGATCAAGTTCGCGCTCTTCAGCGAGCGCGCGGCCAAGTCCTGGTGCGAGCGCTACAACAAGCGTGTGCGGGCGGGGCAGGCAGCTGCGAGCTACGAGAACGTAAGCCTGCTGCGCCGGGCACCAGTGCTCGCTGCGAAGCGCAAGAGGAGGAAGTCATGAGCTGGCGGGAGGAGCTGACGATCATCATGCTCGGGCTCCTGGGCCCGTGGGCCGGGCTCGCGGCGTGGCTGCTGCTGCTGGTGGGGGGCGTCGGGTGGTAGCCTGTGGTATAGTTCTCACCTGGCGCTCCAACCGGCAGGGCAGCCTGGAGGCTGCCTACCTCGGCCTCTGCCGCGTCGGCTATGCCCAGCGCAGCGCCCACGACTGGATCTGGAACACTACCCTGCTGCGTCCCGAGGGCACGGCATGGTACGGGCGGGCCTCCTCGCAGGAGGAGGCCCACGAGAAGATGACTGCTGCCGTGACCGATTGGGTCGCTGCGGCAGGACTGGGGGCAACGTCCGCCGCCCCGGCAGGAGCGGACTAGGTCAGGAAGAGAAGATGAGCGAAGAACACAGAATGACTACGCTGCACGAGATGTTCGCAGGTCTCGCCGCGCGCACGCCCGAGCCCCTCCCACTGCCGGAGGCGCAGAAGATGGAGCTCGCCGCGCTCGCGGAGCGCTACGCGCGCGAGTGCGCCTTCCGTGCTGGAGACTGGGTGACGCCGGTAGCCTCCTGCAACATCATCGGGCACGGCCAGCCGCACCTCGTGCTGCGGACGCAGGAGCGGGTGCACGACTTCAGCAAGGGAAGCCCGGGCAGCTCGGAGTACGGCACGCCGATCAACATGCTGGTCGCCTGCTACGACCGCAACGGCTGCACCTCTACCTACTGGACCGACAGCTGCTGGTTCGAGCCCTACGTCGCTCCAACGAGCTGAGCCGACGGCAACGGGCGCGCGCCGTCAAGCGCGCCCACCCCTCTAGTCAGGAAGAGAACAATGGGAACCGACATACACCTCTACACCGAGCGCCGGGTCGACGGCGTCTGGGTTACGTGCGACAAGTGGACTAACGACCCGAACTACCCCGAGGAGGGGCTGCGAGTAGCCTACGACGACATGCCGTTCCACGACCGCAACTACGACCTCTTTGCCATGCTGGCGGACGTGCGCAACGGTCGTGACTTCGCGGGCTGCGTGACGGGTGCAGGCTTCGTCCCAATCCACCCGCCTCGCGGCGTGCCGGAGGACGCGTGCCCCGAGTACCTGGCGCTGGGCAAGGACCACACGCCGAGCTGGGCCACTCTCGCGGAGCTGCTCGCCTACGACTGGACGCAGAAGTCCACGAAGAGCGGCATCGTCGACCTGCGCGGGCTGGCACGCTGGAAGATCAACGGGCGGCCAGAGGGCTGGTCCGGAGGCATCAGTGGTCCCGGCATCCGGGTGTTTGACGCACAGGAGGCTCTGCTGCGGGTAGAGGCCGTGCTGAAGCGGCAGCAGAAGCAGGACTGGTACCAGCTGTATCACCTGCCCGGCACCGACTTCTCGATCGACGAGGGAGCCTACAAGCCAGCGCAGAAAGCTCTCGTGGAGGCGATCGCTACCGAGCTCGGCTGCCCGCGCCCGCACTTCCAGGTCAACTGGGAGGTGCAGTACTCGAAGGCGGCAGGGAACTTCTGGACCTACGAGATCCCGCGCCTGCTGCGCCTCGGCAAGCCCGAGGACGTCCGCATCTGCTACTTCTTCGACAACTGAGCCTCGACCTCGGCCCCTGTCACAGAAGCCTACCTGTGGCAGGGTCCCGCCTTCTCAAGGCAGCAGATGCTTTGATCTTCTCGATAGTCTCTGGCTTGTGCTTCATACCAAGCATGGACTTGTTACCCATCTGCGCAGCCGAAATCTTCTGCTTGTGTTCCTCGGTCAACTTGATGCCCGCAGCATGTATGTTGGGAACCCCGCGCCGCTCGCCCGCATGGAGCGCATCATGCTCCTTCTTAGTCATGACAACAAGATTAGACGGGTCATTGTTCTTCCGATTGTGATCCTTGTGGTGGACCACTTCGTTTGGTAACAACTTCCGGCCAATCTTCTCAGTTGCTACAAGACGATGTTCCTCGATGCGAGTATCCCCTAAAATCGGATGGTTGCGAACACGAATGTACTTCTGCCTTTGTCTCATGACGTCAACAATCCTTCCAGTTCTCCCCAAGACCACCTCGCTGGGCCACCTCTCCAGACGCCCAGGGGCGCGACGGAGCCCCGCAGGCCCTCGGCCTTGAGAGTGTCCGCCCGCGCGCCGGGCATGAGCCAGAGCTCGCTCGAGGCCCTCCGGACCAGGACGAACACCCGCCCCCCGGCCCGCGCGCGCCGCATGAGCCACCCGACCTGCTCCGGGCGCAGCGTAACCGCCCAGCCGTCGGTCTGCTTGCACTCAATCCAGAACTCGGAGCCGTGCCGGCAGCCATTGACGTCGGGGGTGCCGGGGGCTATCGCACCGCTCTCGACGGTGCACCAGTGGACGGCGGGGAGGTTCTCGCGGAGGAGGCGGCGGAGCCCACCGTCCTTCTCCCTCACTGCTCGCGCTCCAGCTTGACGTTGATCTTCTCGCGCCAGCGGCGATAGGTGAGCTCGCCGCCAGGCATGTCGTCGAAGTCTTCCTCGAGGAGGTTGCACTTCTCCCAGCCGGTATGGTGCACGCGCGGCTCCGGGATGGTAGCGGCTCTTCCGAGAAGAGGACGGGGGACGCTGCTCACTGTGGCACCAGGCTTCGGAGGTGGCGCTTCAGGCAGCAGCGGGCGTTGTCCCGCGCCCGTCCGGGATTGCTGGTGGCCGCGTGGCCGACCGGCAGCACGAGCACCTGCCGCCCGTCGACGACAAGGGCGACATGCTTCTTCTTCTTCTTGTGCGCCAGTTCCCAGATGACGCCTGCCTCGTCACACATCCGCTCGAGCTCCGGGTCGATGCCCAGTCGTTTCCTTCCCATCGTAGCTCTCCAGTCTGCGGACCGCGTTGGGTCCTGTTGCGGGGGTCGTGACGACGCGCAGGTTGTGCCGCGCGAGTATGGGATTGAGCCGAGCGACGCGGGCGCGGACAGCCTTCTCAGCGTCGTCGGGGCCGCCATTCGGGTCGGCAGCCCAGAGCCGGTCTGCCAGTCTGCGCGTCGTGATGCCCGCCCTCCCGGCCCTGCGGAGCTCGTTGAGCAGCTCCACCAGTCCAGGAGGCAGCTCCGCCTGGACGCTGTCCGGGGTTGTGGCTGAGCCGCAGGTGGGGCAAAGCCTCATCGCCATCTTCGGCGCTCCGGGGTTGTGCGCTTTCGGGGCTCTGGAGGGCGGCAGTATGCCTCCTTGTGCGTGGCACACCAGCTCAGGCCCGGCAGCGCGAGCTCCGCGCACCTCCAGGGGGCCTCGTCGAGGCAGGCTCGGCACTGGCCGGGGCGGAGGGCGATGGTCGCGTGGACGCTTGGGTGCGCGTACTCAAAGGCCATCAGGCGTCCACAGGGGTTGGGGTGACGAAGCTGACGGAGCGGCGCACGCTCTCGTCGACGAGGGGGCGAAAGTCACGCTTGTCGAAGCAGTAGTTCTGGTCGAACTCGCGGAGCATCATGCCTGGCTCGCCGCACTTCTGCGTCTTAAATCTTGAGACGGTGTACTCGCCGCCGTACTGCGGCATCTCGCGCTGG